TTCGTATTAACACTATTTTAGATGACATTGCTGGACAACCATCCCCTAAAACAAGCCGGGATGTCCGCAAATCACTAACTCAAAACCCGAAAGTAACTCCAAAAGGGGAAAAGTTTAGACTTATTGATAATTTTACCCCTGCTCAACGGCGTGCATTAAATAGTGCACCGGATTTAGCTAGTAAAGAGAAGCTTGTTCGTCAATTTCGTAATCTACCTGGATTAGGAATAATAATTGGCGGCGGTCTTGCAGCAACACAGTTAATGCAAGGTAAACCAGCTCAAGCTGCGGAAACTGCTTTTGATACTGCTGTTTCTGAAATTCCTATTGTTGGAGATGTGTTAGAACCCGCTCCAACTGCTGACTCTACTTTACAAGGTCGAACAGACCCACAAGCTTATGCTGCTCAATATAAACAAGAACGGCAAAAAGCTAAACAAGAACAATCTAGTTTTATTACAGACACCCTAAAACTTATTAAAGGTGCTTTATGAGCAACGTCCTAGCCGCCCTACAGGGCGATTTTAAAGTATTTCTACAAGCCCTGTGGTCGCAGCTAGACCTGCCTGAACCGACCAGAGCACAATACGCCATTGCCGACTACCTCCAACACGGACCCAAACGACTACAGATCCAGGCGTTTCGTGGTGTCGGTAAAAGTTGGATTACTGGTGCTTTTGTGCTCTGGACTTTATTCAATAACCCTGAGAAAAAGATTATGATTATTTCCGCTTCTAAGGAGCGGGCAGATAACATGTCTATCTTTCTTCAAAAACTTATCATTGAGACACCTTGGCTTAAGCACTTGCAGCCTAAGTCGGATGACGCCCGTTGGAGCCGGATTAGCTTCGACGTTAACTGCTCACCGTCCCAGGCTCCGTCGGTTAAGTCTGTCGGTATCACCGGTCAGCTGACTGGTAGCCGTGCCGACTTGATGATTCTTGATGACGTGGAGGTGCCAGGTAATAGTATGACGGAAATGATGCGTGAGAAGTTGCTTCAACTCTGTACGGAGGCTGAGTCAATTCTTACACCTAAGGACGATTCCAGGATTATGTACCTGGGTACCCCACAGACAACCTTTACCATCTACCGCAAGCTAGCGGAACGTAACTACCGCCCCTTTGTTTGGCCAGCTCGTGTTCCCCGTAAGTTTGCTAATTATGAGGGGCTGATTGCTCCTCAGCTCCAGGAAGACGTAGATATGGGTGCAGACCCTTGGAGTGTAACTGACCCTGACCGATTTAGCCATGAAGATCTCCTCGAACGTGAAGCAGCAATGGGACGCAGCAACTTCATGTTGCAGTTCATGCTCGATACTAGCCTCAGCGATGCGGAAAAGTTCCCACTTAAGATGGCTGATCTTATCGTCACCAGTGTTAATCCTAAGTCCGCTCCTGATGATATCATCTGGTGCAGCGACCCTAGAAACGTCATCAAAGAACTTCCGACTGTTGGGTTACCTGGAGACTATTTCTATGGCCCAATGCAGATCCAAGGGGAGTGGGGACCATATCAAGAAACAATTTGCTCAGTTGACCCGTCGGGTAGAGGAACTGATGAGACAGCAGCAGCTTATATCTCCCAGCGAAACGGTTACTTGTACTTGCATGAAGTGCGAGCTTACCGAGACGGTTACTCAGACAACACGCTCCTGGACATTCTAAAAGGGTGTAAGAAGTTCAACGTTACCAAACTTGTCGTTGAGACAAACTTTGGTGATGGTCTTGTTGCTGAGCTATTTAAGAAACACCTACAACAGACACAACAAGGTATTGACGTAGAAGAGGTACGAGCTAATGTCCGAAAAGAAGAACGTATTATTGATGCCCTTGAGCCTGTCCTTAATCAACACCGCCTTGTTGTTGATCGTAATGTCATCGACTGGGACTACAACTCAAATAAAGACGACGCTCCAGAAAAACGTCTCCTCTATATGCTCTTCTATCAGATGAGCCGGATGTGTCGGGAGAAGGGTGCAGTAAGACACGATGACCGTCTTGACGCACTTGCTCAAGGCGTTAAGTACTTCACAGACGCCATGTCTATCTCGGCACAAGAAGTCATTAAACAGCGGAAACGTGACGACTGGAACGACCTACTTGAAGCCTTTATAGAAGACCCACAACAGGCGACAAACCACTTAGCTTTAGGGTTTACATTAGAACAAAGAAGGCAAGCAAGAGGTAATACAAAAGGTCAGTCACCGACTTGGATTTAACACATCACGGATCTATACAGGAAGAAGGGTGGACTTCCTGTGTTGAGGGAGACCATAAATCTCCCTCTTCTTTTCCCCTTTACCGACAGAAACAAGACGACTAATTCTACTGATTCTTCTTACTGTTAATTCACCTTCTGAATCAAAGACGCTTTTACTACTGTATGTCCACCTCCCACCACACCGTTCAACTAGTTCACCACACTAACAAAGGTGATGAGTTAGTAGCTTATATGGCACGTGTTAGCAATCCAGCTAATCAGAACAACACTAAGACTAGTGCTAAGCTTATAAGCTATTTAATTGAACATAAACACTGGTCACCCTTTGAAATGGTGAACATGTGTGTAGAGATCGAAACTACTCGGTCAGTAGCAGCACAAATACTTCGACACAGATCCTTCTCCTTTCAGGAGTTCTCTCAACGCTATGCCGATGCATCACTGCTTGGTACCGGCGTTGTACCGGAACTAAGATTGCAAGACCCGGTTAACCGCCAGAATAGCATAGAAGTAGAAGAGGAAGACCTATTCCTTAAGCAAGAGATTAAACAACTCTATAAACATTCGGAACAGATTTACAAGAAACTGCTTGAAGCAGGAGTAGCAAAGGAATGTGCAAGAGATGTCCTTCCCCTCAGTACGCCTACTCGGATGTACATGAACGGTACCCTACGTAGCTGGATACACTACTGTGATCTTCGGTGTGCTAACGGTACTCAAAAAGAACATAAAGTGATAGCAGACCAAGCTAAACAGCTTATAGCAATGTGTTTCCCCGCTTGTTATGCAGCTGTGTGGTCGGTATGAAACTGTTTTTACTGGTGTTAGCGGTGTTCGTCGGTATTGAACTGGTTCATACTGGCTATCACTGGGATAACTGTCCTAAACCTAGGATTTTTGACAGAAATTTCTGAACCCTTATATACGTTAAGGCAGGACGCATTTACCCCGTGCCGGGGTCAGCGGCTGAGCGCTAGGCGCACGCACAGGCACCCCTAAGCGTGTGCCAGTGCTCGCCCGTAGTAACCCGCGTAACACCGGCGAGAGCGGGCTTGTAGCCGCGTACAACCGGCTCTCAGCGGCATTTGACTGGGCTGAGACCGCTGACCCTGACTAGGTTTATCGCGATCTGTCGGCGATCTATCAGTACATCTTATGGGACAGATAAGCAACAGTTATAAGCCAGTCACCGCAACGGTTTCCGCCCAGCAAATCACGGTGATAAGCATCGCTAATGGGTTGAGCCGCCCCAAACCGCCGCTGAGGCTGTATAGTGGGTAGGCAGCAGCTGGCTTGACGGTTGCGTAGCTCGACTCTCCCTGAAAGGGTGAGGAGAGTCTCGCAACTTCAACCGCCAGCTCTGCTCAGAACCTCGACAACTGAATAAGCACACCGCTTCCAGAGCAACTGGTAGACAGCGACAACCGGCATGGGTTCTTGACCGGGAGGTGTGGTAGACACGCTAAGCCGCCGAGCCACAGGCGGCAGATGCGCTACTGCGTATCGCTACAAGTATGCTCATGGCACCACCTGCACCCTGCACCGACAGGCTGCCCGTTTGAGTCGGGCTGTATGGTCTTGCGTCCTCTTCAGTGACGCACTCATTCACTTACCTTTGTTTCACATGTTCTTCCGTATCCAACCTCGTACCTCTGACGCTGTTGCATTCCTGCAAGTCTCGCCTATCCTCGGCGTTGTCCTCGTTGAGTTTGCCAACGGCTACAGCTACGAGTACACCAACGTTAGCCGTCGTGCTATCGCTAACCTGTTGCTCAACCCTAACATGAGCCTTGGTTTCTGGGTTAACAACAACTGCGTTGCTCCTAAGCGTACTGCTTGCCTGAGCCTCGCTTGATGTAGGTTACACTGAGGGGTACGCCCCTCTCTGTAGCTGACATGCTACACGAGTGTCTCGTTACACTCGACTGTCCATTCGCTTTACATACAACATGACCATGCATGATGCACTCACTGCTCGCTTCACCGATGCAGATGAGATCAAGGACGTAGCCACTTATGGCTGCGCCGGAGGTGTATCCGGTTTCATCTACTACCACGAGACTGAGAAGTTCTTCGATGAGTATGAGGATGAGATCTACGATTACCTCAATGATGCTGAATATTCTATGAAGAACTTCGTAGATACTGGCTCCACCATTGCTACTCTCAAGAACGAGATGGTGTGGTGCGTCGTTGAGTTGTGGTGCCAGGTACAGCACAACGTCAACGAGATGGTACGTGAGGCTGCACTCGCTGCCTGATGTTTACACTCAGGGGATACGTCCCCTGTCTGTAGCCTTCAGTGCTACATGTTCACTTACATGGAGTTACTTATGTCCGACATTGATTACCTTCGTCAACAACTTGAGTATGCTGAGGAGCAACTCATGATTGCTGATGATATGTCAAGCAAGCTCACCTGGGGTAACAGGTGTGATGCCCTTGAGGCAGCACTCGCTGACCTGGAGGTTGCTTGATATGGAATATCAAATCAACTACACCAATGGGCGTGATATCTGCGCCACTGAGTACATCACTGCACGTTCACACATGGAGGCATGGTCGAAGGGATCTGCCCGAGCACAAGGACGTGAGCGAGTACATAGTGTGTACCCAATGACTAACATTTACAAGGAGTTCTGATGACTTACTACATTAACCGTCAAGAGGGTCGATATGATGAGACCTGTGATGAGTACACTACACGCACTGAAGCATACGCTATGCTGCGTGAGTATCAAATAGCCGACCACGGTCGTGCCTACTACTACCTGTCCACTACACCTAAGGAGAATTGGATTGACTGATGACTACACCTAACTGGCAACATCACTCACGCAAAGAGCAGAAGCGTACGCTCAAACCACAAGCTGTGCGTCAAGCTAAGGCACGACGTAAAGCACTCAAACTAAAACTAACTAATGCGTAAGATCGAACAACAGATGTGCGATGCTATTGCACAAAACCGTAGTTGGAAATCAGGTAACACTGAGGTGTGTTACTGTGATATCTACAATACTTCCCGTGTTTATCTTCACGATAACTTGATTGCTATTGTGTCTGATAATGACGTGGAAATCTTTGATGGTGGTTGGCAAACAGTCACCACTAAGTCACGTCTCAATGCTATCTGCTCACGCTTCTGTGTAGCAGGTGAAGGTGTATGCCAACGCAAAGGTGAGTGGTACATCCACAAGCTAGCAGGTATGGCTGGCACATCTAAAGTATTCAACGAAATTCCTTTCACTAACGGTTACATCTTTGCATGACTGAAACTAACATCATCCTCGCAGTGATTGGCTGCGTTGGTCTACTCTCTACCCTTGCTGTGTACTCACGAGCTAACAATGCTAACACCCGCTTTGAACGCAGACTCTTACGACAGCGATACGCTAACCGCGTTGCACATGGCGATGAGTGATTGCATGAGGTGCTTGGATGCACCGTGGCAATCGACTATCAATAAGACTAACGATGGACATGATCGTTGGGTCTCCATGTTCTTATCCTACGTTGAGGTATTGAATGACTAGATCTCGTGAATGGCTGTTACTTAATGCAGTCGAATCCTGGCTACATCACTACAGCTCACCCAACACACCTACGGTTGAGCAGTATAAACAACTGCAAGCAGAGTTTCATGATGCATACATGGCTACACTGCACAAGGACGCAGAGAAACCTACACCACCTGCACCTAAATCCCCTCGCAAACGTACAACAAATGCTTCACAATCATCCGCCAAAACTGTATGAGGTAACGCTAAGTTCAGG